CTTGTAATTGTAGAAGCTAATTTATCAACAAAATCACTTGCTTGATTTGCTTCCAATCCAAGTGCTGTAAGGTCGTCAGTGACGATATCTGAACAACTGGCGAGTGATTGTCCTGAAAGAATACTAAGGTTGACTACAGAATTAATTCCACTTAGCATCTCTGAGGCGTTCCAGCCAGCCATACTCATATATTCAAACCCTTGGCCAATTTGATAAGCTTGGAACCTAGTGGTACTACCTAAATACTTAGCTTTATCACTTAATTGTTCTAATTGATTCCCTGTTGCTCCACTTAATTGTTGAACTTTATTCATTTGTGTTTCAAAGTTTATACCAGCGGTAGCTAATCCTTGTAATGATAGTGAAAATTCTGTAATAGACTCAAATGTAGTCTTTACTGCACTACCTAAAGAGGTAATAGCATTAGTTATAGGTGAAAAATCATTCTTCATATCAGTTAAACCTTCGAAGAATCTTTGCTTACCTGCTTCATATAATTTTTTTAAAGCACCTACTAATATGGTAACGGAAGCTATAATAGCTTTTACATTCCCTGGAATAGGCAACGAAGCTGAACTTATTCTACTAAATGCATCGCTAAAATTACCACTTTTTAATGATGAAAAAGCACCTGTTAAATTACTTATAGAATCTTTTAATTTTCCAGTAGAACTATTCGCTCCTGTAGCCTTATCTTTTAAATTCGACATTGTTTTACTTACTCCAGATAATGCTTTATCTTTTATCGAATTTATTTTGTCTCTCATGCTAGTAATTTTTTTTGTGCTGTCAGCAGTTTTTTTACTTGTTTCAGTTACTTTTCTATTTATTTTGTCAACTTGCTTAGTTGCATTGTCTAGTTTTACGTTATTTACATTCTTTAAATTCTTGCTTGTATTCTTAGTTGTATTATTTAATTGCTTAGTTTTATTATTTATTTTATCAACCTGTTTAGTAACATTATCAAGTTTGGTGTTTCCAGCTGTTTTAGTCTCTGTTTTAAACTTTTTAACCTGTTTAGTAACATTATCCATGTTTCTTTTAAACTTTGAGATATCAGCTGTAATTTTAATCTTTAATTCTTTATTGTCACTCATTTAATCACCTTTTGCCTTGTTATGCTTTCTAAACATATCTAATAATTGTTGCTTTTCTTCTTTTGTAGCTTTCTTTTTATCTTCTTTTTTACTATTTTCAAATACTTCAACAGGTGTAAATTTCTTACCACCTAAAAAAGCACCAATAGCATTAAACATTGCATAATAATTATGGTAATAATTATCTTCTTGTTCTTGTTTGTATCCTTCTAAAATCAGCTTAGCTTCTTTATAAGTCAATGCATAAAAAGTAGTAGGCGACATTTTCATGCCCCCTACCAACTTTCTAAACAGGTTTTCAATTATATTAATAAAACTAAGCTTCTTTTCTTCTACTTTCCCTCATCAGCATCTTCATCAGCTTCAATATTTTCTTTTGAACCTAAGCTTTCTGCTAATGTTTCCATTATTACATCTAATATATCACTTATGTCATGACCTTCTCCAATGTATTGATCCATTAATTCTCCAGCTTTATTTTCTGTCATTTTTACATTAGTTGATTTTAAAGCATAATAGAAGAATTTTCTTATTATTGGCATATTAAAATATATAGCGTCTAAATTCATTACATCTATGCCAGCACCTTCCATAGCGCACATAGTATTTATAGTAAATTTTAGAGTATATTCTTTACCATTTATATTTAAAGTTTTACCTGTCATATTTCATTATATCCTTTCATTATACTTGTGGTGAAGCTGATGATTTATCTTCTAATTTACCAGCCCCAGATAAACTCATTGAATATTTAACTAAATCTTCATATGGAGCATCTAAATCTAATTCTGTTATGTAAGCTTCACCTTCAAGGCTAATAGTTCCAGTTTTATTTTTTATAACCGCTTTTATTTCGGAACTGTTTAAGAAAGCAGTTTGAGCAGCTTTATATCCTGCATCGCTTACATAAACAACACCATCACAGTCTGCTGACCATTGTTTAGCACCAGATATATTTATATACCAGTCACCACTATCTTTTGAAGAAGCATCTATAGTGTCAGCTTGCATTTTTATTGATGTATTTTGTTGTCCACCTATCGCTTGTTCGCCAGCATATAATAATAGGTCGACACCTCTTACTACTTTGTCTTTTACTGCTGTTTCAGCCATAATATCATCCTTTCGTCTTATTTCATTTGAGTCTCTACTCTATAAATTAAAATGCCGTGGTAATATTTACCCTCGGCATCCGTTTGTTCTATTATTCTACTTGAATCCAAGTAGAAGTATATTTGCATATCATCGAACATTAGTTCTTGATTCTGTAATAAGCTATTTACTTGCTTCATTATTTCTCTAACTTCTTTTTTACCATTATAATCTGAAAAAATATCTATAGTTTGATAATCCTTGTAAGCAAAATCTGTTTTAGTTGAATTGTCACCGCCATAATCTACACCAATTTGAATATATGGGCATTTAGCATCTTTAGGTACGCTGTCATAAACATCATAAGGAAGCTTATTTAGTAAGTAATACAGATATTCTTGTACTTTTACATCAATCATTTTGATATCCTTTCAATAAGCTTATCTAAGTCTTTATCTAGCTTATCTTCGTTTTTCTTTACTGCTGGTTCAAAGAATGGCTTAGCTTTTGTTCCTGGATGATGAACTTCTTTTGCGAATACATCTGTATTTCCTTCTTTCCAATGGAGTGCTTGTTTGTCTTTTGGTTTTATCGTGTGAGGTCTTGTTCCGTATTCAACTGCTGTGGCGTACGAAATGTTTGTTCCTGTTTCACCACTCATTTTGCCAGTTATATTAGTAGTTATAGAACCTCTAAGTCGACCAGTATCAACTGAACAGTTTCTTTTAGCATCTGTTTCTATACCATATAAAGTGCTTTTTACTAAGTTTGATACTTCATTTTCTAGATTTTTAATATTGAACAATTCTCCTGCTTCAACCTGTATTTTAATTTCCACTAGTCATCACGCTCCATAACTACCATATAACATTTACCATAGTCTGCTATAGATACTTTTTTATATTTTTTATCCTTATAAAGGATTTTAAAGTCATCATCTAGATCATCTAATATTTTTTCTTTGGTAAATAGTTTATTTAGAGAATATGATATTTCTCTTCCTTTGCTATCTATAGATTTAACTGTATAAGGTGCTACTTTACATTTTATTGTCTTTAATTCTGTCTCAGTTTCTTCGTAGCCCCCCATATTATCAGATATTTTCTCTACAACTAAGATAGTTGCTTTTTCTCTGTAATCCATTACAACATCCTTAATCTTTTAGATTTAGATTTTATGTTTTCTTTCTTATATAAATCTAAAATACATAGATAATCACTAAAATCATCTGTGCTATAAGTAGTTGATAATACATCAATTTTTTCTGTTGTTATTCCCTCTGCACCGATTCTACGATATCTTTTTATTGCTACTTCCTCCGCTATATACTCAAGTTGCTTTGGTATTTCATTGCCTTCTAAATATACAGATAGATAATTAGCAGCATCACTTAAAAGGGCAGTTAGAAGTTTATCCTCCGAACTGTCCTCTGTTAATCCTAATTTTAGTTTTATATTTGAAATATCCATAATATTATCCTAATATTCTAGTTGCTAATTCTGGATACATTGTTTTATATCCGTAAAGTACATCCATAGATAACATTTCTTTTTTAGTATGCATATCATATCCTTTTACAACTCTTAAAGTTATACCATTGTAAGAAGTTGTGTAGGCTTCTACGCCACTTGGTGCAGCTAAAGGTCTAGTTACAAATGCGAAAGCATTAGGGTTAAATGCTAAGTTAGCAGTATGACCCTTTTCTATTTTTATAGTATCAGTTGTAGATACTTTTGTTTTAAGTGCAGGATATAATTTAACTGTTATACTATTTGTAGAAGCTGTAGCATCTTCTGTTACAACATAATTGTTTTTAGCTATGTTGATTATATCACCTTTTTTAACATTTCCTGTTAAAGAATCTTTTGATAATGTTATAATATCAAGTCCTGCTTTAGTTTCAGCTGAAGCTTTTATACCTGTTACTCCACCTAAAGAACCAGCTTCGTGAACTTTTATACCTTGAGCCATATAATTATCAAGTCCCATAACTCTACCTATAGAGCCTTCTCTTAATGCTTGAGTTGAACCAGATTTTTCAGCGTTTACTATAGCTGGAATAGTAGTAAATTTAGCGTCAGCTTCTGGGTCCCATATAGCAACTCTACCATTTACAGGTACTTTATTTACATTTAACATTTTTCTAGCGTCAGCTATGTTATTTAAAGTAGATGGAGTTGTCCCAGCTTCCCCAACGCAATAAGGTATATCTTTGTATAATTCTAATCCATCAGCATTTATTTTTTCTGCTAATGCAACTGCTGCAGGTTCTAAGAATAATCTATTTAGATCATCTACATTAGTAGCCATTTGTATAGAATTAAAATCTACATCTACAGTAGCCAATCTATCTAAAGTAACTTCAACAGATTCTTCTTTTACATCTTGTGGTTTTGTTCCTTCTGATTCATTGAATTCATCTGCTTTTAATACAACTGGTTTTTTAACTTGTATTTTAGTTCCTTTCCCTTTTACAAAGTCGTTTGAATAGTCTCTATGAACTAAGTTAGGGAATACTAGATTTTCTATTAATCTAGGTAATAATTGTCTTGCTATTTCTTTTACTTCAATAAATTGATTTGCCATTAAATATCAGTCCTTTTCTATAATGTATTTTATTTTTTGTTAGCAAAGTATTGTCTGTAATACTCATCATCTGACATTTCAGAAGTATCTTGATTATTGAAATTTGCTTGTTGATGTGTATCTTTGAAGTTTCCATTGTTTTTAAGTCGTGCACTAACTCTTTTTTCAACTTCTTCTTCAACTCGTCTTTCAAAAGCTTCATTTTCTGCTTTTTTAAGAGCTTTAAATTTTTCTAAGTTAGCATGTATTTCATCTGCATTTTCTCCACTGATAAATTCTGCATATTCTTCTGCTATGTTATCTGCTTTTAATTGCTTTTTCTTTTCTTCATTTAAATCTCTTAATTCCATACTTCTTTGAAGTTTCTCATAATTAGCGTTAGCTTGTCTGACTTGTTCTTGCAGTCTTTCATTTTCTGTCATACTTGCAAGTCTTTGAGCTTCTTTTTCTCTTTCAGCTTGTTGTCTAGCTTTTATTTCAGCTTGTTTTACTTTTTCATCAGCTTTCTTTTGCCATTGAGAGTACTTTCTGTCAAACATTTTGTCTAATTCTTCTTGAGTTATATTTAATACTTTACTTTCTCCACCTTCGCCATTAGTATTATCTATATGATTATCTTGTGGAGACTCTTCTCCACCTTCGTTATCTGCTAATAGTTGAAGGTTCATATCTAATTTATTATTTTCCATATTGTTTTTCCTTTCCGTTTTAGTTTCGTCAAACATATTTCCATGAAGCTTTTTTAGGTCATCATCACGTTTTGGACATAAAAAATAAGCCCTCTTGAGCTTAGCATATTAATAATTTAGTATTAGTTTGTTGTATAAAATCTTTTATTCTATTATAATCCCATCCACAATCTACTAATCCACTTACTAAACATTCCATGGATTGTACAGCTTTTAATTCTTCTGAGTTAAAATAATCTCTAGGATTAGCTTTCTTCTCTATTCCATATTCTTCTCTTAGCTGTTTAGCATTTTTACCAAATATAACTTTATAAATGCAATTCGTGTATGTTGAATAAGCATGTCCATGCATTCTCTCATTTTCGCTCGATTGTTGGATTGATTTAGTTAGTGCTTGTCGTACTGCTATGCCTTTTTGTCTTTCTACTAATTTTTCTTTTAGTTGTTTTTCCATAGCATTAAATTGTTTTATGTAAGCTTCTTTAAATTTCATAGCTTTATGTCCTGTATATCCCATAACCAATAATGTAAATCCATCCCTTGTCATGTAATACATAGGTTGCTTTTTATTTTGACTATTTCTATAAGAGGACTCTCCAAAATTGGATAGTCTAAATTCTTCACTACATTCTAATTCTTTTATATCTCTTAAAACATGGTAGTGTTCTTTTCCAAAAGTTTCTGCTACATCTAAACTACTTACAACAGTTATTTCCTCTTTATTAATCTTTTGAACTTCTACTAACATATATCATCAATCCTTTCTTTGTTGATTTCATATATAAAAATAAGCCCTCTCGGACTTCTATTGTTTTTATTCAATTTTTAATTTATTTTTAAAGGTATAAACTATCAATAAACTTTTTCCAAGTGTCTTAAAATCGATTTTAGAAGGTCGGATTATGTAAACTTTTTATTAAAATTATGTATTTATTTCAGATACAATTAATTCAAGTTCAAGCCTTGTAAAATCATTTGTAGTACCTGTTATTTTATAATCAGTAATACCTTTTATTTCAAAATCATCTAATTTTAACTCAAATCTTTCTTTTGTATCTTTAATACTGACTTTATGTAAAGGATTTGTATTATTTTGAGAATCGCTCATTTTATTCTCCTATCTTCTATTTCTTTTCCATTTAGTTTTTTTACTTGTTCCTTGAATTCTTCTGACATAATCAGAAAAACTTTCTCTACTCCAATAACATGGTAACATATAATTCACCTTCCATTCTTTAATTAGTCCTAATAATTGTTGTATATCAAGCATACTATTCCTTCTTTCTTTCTATCAATTCTGCTCTTTTTATATTCAATCTTACTACATAAACAATACTAAGTATTGATAGAACAATACTTGCTATCCAGTCTATAGCATTTGATAGATGTATATGAAGTATTGCTAATACTATTGAAAATATTGTGTATGCTAGAGCGTATACTCCTACAAAGGCATATATGCCTAAAAGGAAATCATAATCTTCTTTTCCATACTTATTTTTGCTCAACTTTGTAATTCTCCCATTTCTTATAAGCATCTATGTACATTTCTTTTTTATCTCCATTGTATGTACATTCATAATACATTCCGTCAAATAAAGTTGTACTTAATAATGCTTTGTTATTTTGTAAAACTTTAGCACACCAAACCATAAACACGTCATCTTTTGTTATTTGCTTGTTATCTGATTTATCTAAATGATTATTCGTATATTTTACAACTTCATCTTTACACCAATCTAAAAACTCTTGTTCGTTCATAATTTCCTCCTATAATTCTATATTTTCTATTTTTGCTCTTTCTTCTAATACATTTCTGTATGCTTCCATATATACTAATTGAGTGTGTAATATTTCATATGAGCAGTTAGGAGTAAAATTAAGTGTTCCATTTTTATATCCTTCTAACATTCTTTGTAGTCCAGCTATTCTATTATCCAGTTGATAATATTCAGCTTTAAATCTATCTTTAAAATCTGTTCCTAACATTAAATCTACTGTATCTTGTAATTTCATTTATTTACTCTCCTTATCCTTCTAAGTATTTTACAAACTCTTTGCCATTTGTACAAAACTGCGCTATCATTGCTTTCATTAAGCCATATGACATTTCAGAATGACCTTGACTATCTAATTCATTACTAGCTCTTTTAAAACTATTTTCTTCTTTTTCTTGTAATATTCCTTCTATTTCTAAAGTGCAATCCAATTCCATTCCTTCATAGAGGTCTTTTGCTCTTATTGGAACAATTTCATCCCAATACTCCCACTTGTCTTTAGGAAGTATTTCATGTCCTCTTTTAATCCAGTTAGGAATTCCTTCAATTCCTCTTATTTTTTTTACTTCAGCTTTATTTAAATAACATGCAACTTCTTCTAATAATTTAAAATATTTTCCACCATTTCTTTCTACCATTCGACCAACTCTATTTAAAGATTTCATTTGTCCTTTATCGAATGCTAGTTTAGGAAGAGCTAACTCTGTGAGACTATGCATTGGATTATCATCTTCTTCTAGTACACAGAATAAAGTTTTACGGGGTCTTTTATTACTATCATCCACTACCTCCGCTATAGAATAGACTCCTGTCATTCTAGGAGTTATAACATATAGACAATAATCACATATTTCTCTTTGTCTTAACTCTTCTTGATAACATTCTTCAGTCCAATCATCTACTACTGGATTAAAATAATCTATATTAAGCATCGGAATTAATTTATCTCTCCATTCGCTACCGTTACAAGTTCCACCTAAAAACACTTTTTTCATTTACTGCCCTCCTATACAACCTTAGTAAACTTTTGCATTATATTATCATGAGTATTTTTATCTAGCTTAAAATCTGTTGGTTTATCATTAATAACAATATCAAAACCTATTTGTTCAGATAAATCAGCTAGATATTCATCTCTTATGTTTTTATCTATTCTTTCATCTAGAGCAACTTGTTTCAACATTCGTATAATGTTTTCAACTATATCTGTTTCAGTAAGTTTTACAGTAACTTTTAAACCTTTTCTTTCTTTTCCTTCGATTAAATCTGTATAAGATACATCTAAAGCTCTACCTATAGCCATTAATGTACTAAATGGTATTTTTTCTATTTCTCCATTTTCATATTTTTGTATAGTCCTTACATTTTTATTGATTAATTCTGATAATTGCTTTTGAGTTATTTTCTTCTCTTTTCTTATTTTTCTAATATTTTCCCCAACGTTCATATTTTAATATTCTCCTTCCTTATAATCAGTTACAGGGATTATAGTGCATCGTTCGACAGAAACAATGAAATGGTGGAACATTACTACCATAACTTATTTCTTCGATTTTAACCACCTCCCTGTCCATGCTTTCACAGTCAGCACAAGTTCTTTCATCATAAGCAACACATACTTCAACTGCTTTTATACCATTTTCTTTATATCCGTCTATATGCCCTTTAGTTGTAAAGAAATTTGTTTCTGTTCTAACAAGTCTTTCAGCTTCATACTTAGTAACTTTTTCAAATTTTCTTATCTCGCTACCCATTTTTTGAACTGATTGACCTTGTATTAATCCTTTTGTAATAGTTTCTTGTATTTTATTCAGCGTAGCTGTTTTGTTAGTCCATATTCTGCTACTAAATTGTCTACCACTCCAAGGATATCTAATAGCTTCTTCAATAGCTTTCTTAGGTAATACAGCATTACTTCTACCTACATCTTTTAAAGCTTCTTTATATGTTCTTTTGTAAGCTCCAGTTAAATGGTCTGTCATAGTCATTTGCATGTTGTTTGTATGCTTTATTAATTGTATGTCTATTGCATCTAGTAAGCTTTGTAACCTTGTTACATTCTCTCTAGCGCCTATTCTTTGCCATTCTATTAACACTTCTTTACCATTAGTTTTATTATACAGTTCTCTTAGTTCTTGGACTTTATCCCTGTATTCTCCTAATTCTATGAGATTTAGAAGCTTAGTTGCTTCTGTATAAGTCAAATTATTTTCTATAGCATATTTGTTGTAAAAATCATTTAATTCTTTTGATATTTCTATATAAGCATCATGATAAGCTTTACGTATTTTTTTTATAATCTTATCTTCTGATAATTTACTCTTTTTATCTCTGTCTAGCATACGTTGATGCCAGTATTCTCTGCTTTTCATACCAGCATAGTATTTAGCTTTTCTACCCATAAATAAACCTCAAAGCAAGCATTATAGTAAAACTATAAAAGATTGCATCTCCAAAGCAATACAGTCTCTTTTTTGTAGTTGCGCTAGTAAATATTCCTATGCTATCTATCATTAGCACCAAACCACTAACTATTAGAACTATCCATGCTATTATCGTTATTAACATCTTCGTTTTCTCCTTCATCATCTTTTTCAAGTTTTGGATCACCTATATTACTATCTCGATATATATCCATTACTTGCATCTTTTCTTCATCTTCCTTTTGTTTACGTTCTATTTCTTCTTTTGCATTTTCTACAAAAGATAATTGAGATATAAGAGTTTCATCAGATAAGATTCCGTTTAATTTCGCTACCATATCTGCCATTTCTGTTACATTCGTTGGCAATGCTCTAGTAAATGTAAGTTTCACATCTCTATAATCAAAGCTTTTATTGTTTTTAGCATTAATAACATTAGTTACAAGTTCAAGCATTCTTTGTATAGACTTCTTCCATTTACGTTCTTTTTTACTCATGTCTTTTTCTAATCCGAATAACTTAAATTTCAACGCTACTCCAGATGCATTTCCAGCGAAGCTTTCATCAGTTAAAGGAGGTGTTTTAGTTAATTTATGAAAATCAGCTACTAATCTATTTAATGTATTTTGTATGTATGTATCATTAATATCTTTTGTAATAAACTTAGCATCGCCATCTTCATCGATTAGCATGATTCTATTGTTTTTCATATCTTTTACATCTTCATCTTCCGTAGCACTTAAATTTTTTAGCATTAAATAAGCATTATCAGAATACTCTATTTCGTTAATGCAACTAGATATGATACTTTCAATAGCATCTACAAGCGATATTTGATTTTCAAAGCAGCCTTTTCTCTCTGTATTTTCCATAAACTCAATCACTGGTATGTCACCAAAGTTATGTGTTGATTCTTCTTGTAATGTTAATGTTCCAGAAGGTCCTGTATAGTGATAAATTTTATCTTTAGTCCACAATCTAACATCTAAATTAATTGTATCTTCTTCAACATCTTCATATTCATAATATCTTATAGCGCCTATCATATTCTTAGATAAACTTGTATCATGGATAACAAAGCAGTTCTTGGCAGATTCAGTGGCAAACCTAACATTAGCTTCTTCATCTGTATAAAGTATTAAAAATGCTTGTCCGTCAATCGAAGTAAAGTGATCTAGTTCCATATTGCACTCTTGAAAGTCATTGTATTCTAATATATTATCAAGAAGCTCCTGTTGAGTTTCGTCCTTACATGTAAATGTAATTGGTTCTCCAGAAAAATAACCTGTTCTTATATCCACAGCGTAGCTTGGTAAAGATTCTATTATTTTATAGTTAGGTTTATTTTCATCTGCTTGTTTTCTAAGCAGTATTTTATGCTTATCACTATAATAATTTTCATTCCTTATAAACTTACCTTGAAATTCTTTATGTCTAGATATAAGCTTCTCAGCATCTTCTGGTTGAATTTTTTTTACATTCGTTTGAAAGAATGGCATATCATTATGCAGTATCACTTTATCGCACCTCCTTCTATACATGTTTTATATTCCTAGGTTTAATTTCTTAGATTTTAATCTATTGCCTTTTAATTTATCATCAATTAAATACCTTAAAGCAGCCATAGCATCATCCATAAATTCTACTGGCTCATCTAGGTAAATACCTCTTTTCTCGTCATATTTCCACTTCCATTGTGTAATTTCTTTATAAAAGTTTACACATTTAGGATGTATATGTATTTTCATTTGTTTTAAATAGTCAATTTGTGCTTTAACACTTCCGGGACCTTTCACCACGGGTCTTGCTCTATATCCTGCTTTTTTCCACATTTTAATTCTGTCTGGTTCAGCACTATCACAATACATAGTCAAATGTTTTTCCATCCCATAAGCATTAGCAATGTCGATTATTTCAGATGTATCTTTTTCATGTACATATATTTCATCACAAATATATAATTCGCCGTCTTTAAAACCAGCTCTAAGTATTGCATCAGCATGATTAAAACCAAAGTCTTGCGCCAATCTCATATTGTCAAAGTTTTCAAAGTTTGTAGGAAATTCATGCACTATATAGTTGTTTAATATAGTTCCACCAGTTTCTCCCCATTCTCCAAGCCCATAAACTTTATATCCTTCTGGGTCTTGTTCTTTTCTCATCATCATTCTTTTGTGATAAGCAGCATCTATAAATCTGTTTTCTAAATATGTACTATGATGAGTAAATATATCTTCACTTTCATAATCAAAATATTTCTTTTTAATCCAATGAGTTGCTGCAACTGGGTTAAACGTAAAAGTTATTTGATAATATAAATTAGGATTAGTTAAAATCCCTCTTAAACGGTCATCTAATATATCCACATCACTTTCTGCTAGTTCTGTAGCTTCTTCACACCAAACCCATGTTAACTTTCCAGTAGGGAAGTTTATAGATTTTAACTTTTCTCTTTGTTTAGCATCATTAACACCTCTAAATATTATAGAGTTTCCAGTTACTCTACTTCTCATTTCTAAGGGATTAGCTGTTATTTTCCAATATTTATTAGCATTTTTACCATATATTTCATTGATAGCACTTGTTAATTCTGCATAAGTTGAATATTTATGAGTTGATTCTGATTTTCTAACTACTAATAAATTAGCGCCTTTATATTTTGGATCACTTAGCTTTAATATATAGTCTTGAGCTACATTTACTGATTTTCCACTACCAGCAGAACCTTTCATAGCTCTATATCTTTTTCTAGTTTTATTAGCTTCTTTAAAACTTTTATTAAATCCAATTACTATATTCATATCAATCACCATAATCAACAATTATATGTAATTCATCATCTAAATCATCACTGCTAAGTCTACCTATTTCAGCTCTTAATTTATCTACTCTTAGTTTTTGTTCTTCTGAAGCTAATTCTGGGTTTTCATTAATCATAGTAGTTGCTTGTTTTATAAGACTCCTAAGTTCTCCCATGGCTCTAGATTGAGCATTTAAAAAAGTTGCTTGTCTATCCCATGCAAATTGGAATTCATATTCTATTTCTTCTCCAAACTCTGTGTCTTTATGCTTTTTAATCTCTTTAATCATTTCATTTTTATCTTTTACATGCATGATTTTTTGAGCTCTTATTATAGCTGCATATTGAATAGTTATTTGTTCTAACAAAATATCTAATGGATTTTTCTCTTTTATTTCTTCTATTATTTCTAAAGTATCTTTTGGTAGATATTTTGAAAAAAATCCATGAGTTTCTGCATTTTTATTAAATAATGGAGCTCCACCACCTATATTTCCAACAGCATTTTTATTCCCTATTGGTGCTCCACCTAATAGAGTTGAGTTTGTTTTGGAACTTTCTTTATTTAATTTATTTAAATCATCACAATTAGCTTGTTTACTAGCTTTTGTAGTTTTTTTTGTGTCTATTTCATTGGTAACGTTCCTTTTGTTTTTTGGTAACGTTCCTTTTAAATTTTCTTCCCATTTATCTTGAGATTTCCATTTTCTAATTTGAGCATCTTTTACACCAAGTTGCGTGGCGATATCTTTTAGCAAGATTTCTCCATTATGTTGTTTATATATTTCAAATGCTTTATCTCTATTTGGACTTCTTGCTCTCGACATTTATCACCACCTCGTTATTTTCTAATTTATTTACTTCTATTTCTATATTTATTTCTATCCTTGTTTTTTCTTGCTTCTATCAATTCATTTATTGATTTTATATATTTTTCATCGTTGCTTACTCTAACATGACTTGTTAATAAATATAAATTTCTAGTTTTAGGTCTTTTCTTTCGTATGCAATTATCTACTACAGTCTTAGCCATGTTAAATCCATAAATATGTGAATGTCCCATTGAAAAAGGTTTCTGTGTATTATACACAACATATCCTTTCTTTACAGCTAATATTATGTATTCTTTTTTCTCGTACACTTTTTCACCCATTTAGATCATTCCTTTTCTACAAAATAAAAAGAACCCTAGTTAGGGTTCTTTCAATCTGATGTATGTGTAACTATAAAATAACTTAGGGGACAGTTAGAAATTTAAGAAAAAATTCATTAAATTGTTAACTGTAGTAATAATTATTAGTTGAAGTTTTAGCAAGCCACAGGATTCGAACCTGTTCATCGTTGGGGGCGATTTACCATTACTTGCATATTACCGAGGTTTCACCCTCGGCCACGTCTGTCAATAAACCAAGATGTTAAACACACATTTTAAAATTCACTTAATAAATTATCGGAGGAACAACGCCAATTTTTAACGCTAGTTCCCTTAGGAAATCGAAATCATGTAGCAATATATTTCTCAAACAAAAAGTTAGTATTACACGGTTAATCGGGTTACCAATCCAATCAACCTAGAAAAAATAGTTGTCGTTAAAAGAAATTTTATTTACACTATTATAATAACATATACCAACTGGCCAAAGTTGTCCTTTATTTTTCATTTTCTGACATTCTTTCTCTGGCTTCTTTGTTTTTTATATAAGTTTCTTTAAATCTTTTATAATGTTCTTCACTTCTTATTCTTCCATGTTCTTCTGGAGTTACCCACATTAAATTATTAATATTGTTATTTAATTTATTTTCATCTATATGATGTACTTGAGATTTATTTTCTGGATTCGGTATAAATGTCTCAGCTAAAACTCTGTGTAATGCCTTATTTTTAGTTTCTTTATTTAATGTTAATGAAACGTATTTATGACCGTCTATTTTATTTATATGATTCTTTATTCTTTTCCCATTTTCTTTGTTTATAATATCTCCGTAATTATTAACTTTATATTTTTCTTCATAACCTTTTACATCTTTCCAAATAACTGGCTCTTTTCTTAATTCCTTATATCCATATTCTCTATATAAAGCATTTATATTAAACACCCATTGTTTCCCATATTTTTTACAATCTATCCCTTCTATAAACTTCCCATTAGTTATATTTCTTCTCAAAGTGCTTTCGTCTTTTTCAAATATTTCACTTGCTTCTTTAAGACTTATTATATTTTCAAATATATTTGTTTCTAAATCCATTTCTTTTATTTGAAGTATAGTTTTTTCATCTAATTCATGAGTTTTAATATATATTTCTTTAGCTAACTCTGTTTTTTTCTTTTGTTTTCTATTTTTTATATCAAGTTCATTAGCTTTTGTCCATAATTTTATTTGTGGCAATTCTGCCATTTTTCTTAATTCTACTTCTATTTTTAAAATTTGATTCATATTTACCCCTCCCATATATCTATACAATATATTATACACTATATCGTGCATCAAGTAAATATTTGCATAAAAAAAAGCAACTGTTGGCGCAGCTGCTTTTGGCACGGTTTTAATTAGGTGTGTAAGCGACCAAAAAATAAACCGCATACTAATTTATTCTTACTATTAGTATACCATAGTTTATGTATTTCAAGCAAGGAAAAGGGTAGTTGAAATTTTACTAGCTATGATTTTTATTATGAACTTTTTTCTATTTTTTCAATTCCTCTTTTATGTATTCTTCTTACTGTTCTAAAGCTATAATTAATAATACAACTTATTTCTTCAAACTTTTTATTATTGAAGTATCTATATCTTAACACTTCTCTTTCTAATGGTTCTAAATTCTCTATAGCATTTTCTATCTTATTCTGTAATTCTAATAATTGTCCGTATTTATCCCAATACTTTTCCGTTTGTTCTTCTATATCAA